GCCTTTAACACCTTGCCCTTGAGACTTAGCTTCGCGAAATCGGTCCCGCTTACGCTCACGTCGCCCTCAAAGCTGAGATTAACTAGCGGGATGACTAAAATTTGAGCCTTGTCGGTGGCTAGGTTTTTGCCCTCGACGATGATTTTGCCTAGAGAGTTGGCTAGTTTTTGCGGCGCTATTCTTTTGAATTTTGCGGGGTATATCCTCGGGGCGCACTTGTCTACCGTGAAGCTGCCCGCCGCCATGTTTTCGGTAGCGGTGTAGATCTTGCCGTCTTTTAAAACAGGGTCCCCGATTCGTATTTGTTCGGTGTCGGCCTTGATGGTCTTGCCGTTGAAAAATTTGCCGGCTGCGGCATACGTTACGTCCTCTACTACGCCCTTAAAACAAAGCGCCAAATTTGTGATACTTATATCGCCTATTTCGGTGCTGAAGTTATACTCAGCTTTCGTCTCAAGCTCCATTACCGTTTCGCCTAGGCTCTCGTCGTTTGAGAGTAGTTCTTTTTTCTCGATGGTCCTATTGAGCGATACGCTTTGCTGATAGCCGAGCGTGATACTCTCGTTTGCGCCTTGAGGCGTGAAGCTTACCGTAGCTACGGCAAGTCTTGCTACTTTTTCTTGTGCCATTTTTTTGTCTCCTTTTTAAAATTCGTCTATTTCGGGCGATATTTGGATTTTAAGCACCACTCTAGCTATGTATAGAGTGTTGCTTACAAACGCCGTTTTTACGCTCGATAGTATTTTTTGCGGAGCGTTAGCCGCTCCAAACCGAAACACTGCAAGTCTTAACTCGTCAAGCTTTTCAAGCAGGCCGTCTTTGTCCGCATTTAGAGAATGTCTAGCTACGGCGATGCTAAATATCGCCGTATCGGATAGATCGTCATTGCTCTCCAGCCCGTCAAAGACCAGGTAGTCGCCCGCCTGATCTATTGCCTCGTAACCGCAAATCTCTATTAGGCCAAAGCGCTCTTTTAGGCTTTGCGCCGTTTTGTGTAGGTTTTGCATCACACGACCTCATAAATTAGGCCGCCCGGCTTACTTTGCCCGGAAAGCGGCGAGTTTTTGATCTCGTTTAGCGCGTTTTTTAGCATTATTACGTCCTCTTCTTTTAGCTCGATTTTTAGGTATATTTTTAGCCTTATCATCGAAAAATCCATAACCGCCCAGCTTTTGACCTCTTTGCCGGCGCACTCTTCTTGCGCCTCTTTGGTTACGACGTCTACGGCCTCTGGCGTTACTTCGTTAGGGTTTTTAAGGACGCTTTTTGCCCTTTTGGTTAGAGCGTCCTTAAATGCTGCGTCAAAGGTCATCTTAGATGCCGTCTCCGTCGCTATCTGCGTCGTTCTCCTCGGAAAGTACGGCCCATTTACCGACGGCTAGCTGATAGTCGTTGTAGACCTCGAATTTGTATTTGAGGCAGCTCTCTTCCACGTCGTACCATCGAGTCCTTCTTATGTCAAGTCCTACGCTCATGATGAGATTTTTTAGAGGCGTCATTAAAAATTTGCCCTTAGGTACGAAACTGGCTACCTCAAGCGGTACGCCAAGGATATGGTTCGCGCCGGAGTTGAGCAGTATCGAAAGTCCGCCGCTTCTGCCGCCGATTTCTTGCTGATAGGCAAGATAGTCGCTTTGAGAAATGAGAATCACGCTTTGGGTTAACACGTCTTCGTTTGAAGCCTTGACAACCGCGGTCAGCTTGTCGATCATTTTGCTGGCTTTTTTATGCTCCAGCTTAGTTACCTGTGAATTTTCTTTAGCAAGCGTAAACCAGCCTTTATTGAGGTTTTCAAATTTTTCTTGATCGTAGTCGTCTTTCGCGCCTATCATGCCGAGGTTTTGAAGATCGTTTGAAAACGCCTTATCAAACTCGGCAAATGTTTCAGTCTCGAATTTCGGATTATCGGCGTTATCTTCAAGCGTGTCTTGGGTTATGCTAGCCCATAGTTGCACGACTTTATTATCAAGCTTTACCGAGCCTATGCCAAGCTTTTCTCTTTGGGCGCTAGTAGGTTTATTTCCCGGATTAACCCTCACTAAAATTCCGCTAGCCAGGCTCCAAATATCAAAGGTCTTTTGAAGCTTTTTGGTCTTATCTATAGTGATTTTTTGCAAAAACTGATTTTTTTCAATGATCGTAGAGATCATTTTTCTAGATTGTTCCGGGGTTAAGTGTCCGTCGGCGTACATATCCGCCGCGCTCATATTTCCCCTTGCTTTTGCGATGTCTTGCAGTCTTTTCATAATACCCCCTCTATCTCGTCTGTTTTAGTTACGTCTTCGTTTTGTTTGCTGGATTTTGCGACCTTTTCGAGCTCGTCGATACGTTTCTCAAGCGCGCTTAGGCTCTCGTCCATCTTTTTAAATCCCTCTTCAATCGCTTTTTGTATCTTGGCGTCTTGATTTGGAACGTCGTTTTTATTCATGTTCTCTCCTTTTTGGTTCGTAAATTTTTCAAATAGAGCGTTAAAGCCTTTTGTAATGGCATCGGCGATACCGTTTTTAGATTCGCTTTTTTCCATACCCTCGCGCACTCCGGTTCCGGCCATAGAAAGACCCGCTATCTCGCCTTTTTTAACGGCATCTTTTAATTCATCGCTCTCAAGCTTGATGGCTACCGCCCAGCTTCCCTCTTTTTCGTTAGGAAAAAGCGCGTCACCCTTGCGTAGTATCCAGCTTTCGGCAACGTATGCGCCGTCTGGCTTGAAATTGTGATCTCGGTCTACGTTGCCGCCGTTTAGCCCCTTCATAAACGCGTATGCCGCTTTTTCGATTTCGGCCGCGTCGGCAAAATCTCCCTGGGTGTCTACTTCGCCCGGCGAATAGACGATGCCGTACACGATACCTTTCTCGTCGTCTCGCTTAGCGAATACGACGTCTTTTTCATAGTTCGTTTGCGCGTCGGAGCTTTTATAAATGATGTTCTTTTTATTAGCTCCGGCTTTTACGAGCGAAATATGAGTGATGTTTAAATTTTTTAGCCTCTTGCTCATCGCCTCTCCTTGTCGTGGTTTGATACGGCAATTTTATGGATTTTTAAAAAAAGTTATTTCGCCGATGCCCGCTATATAGTATTTGAAGCAAAAATATTCTTTGTAAAATTACGAAAAACGCAAAAAGAGGAAAAATGAACGAACATATTTTTAAATCAAGTGTGGATAGTACGCAAGTAGCTCACGACGAAGAAAGCGGCGGACTGATAGAGCCTTTTATAAGTTTTGAAAATCTGCTTGCGCTTCACTACGCAAACGTATATCATCGCCGCGCAATCAAGATCAAGGCCGGAATGCTTAGCCAAATAGAAATAGAGGAAAGCCAGATAGCTAAATTTCTACCGCCGGGCGTTTCGGCAAAGTCTTTTTTGTTTGAGTTTTGCTACAACCTTGAGCTTTACGGCAATGCCCCCATAGAAAAAGCCGGCACCGCAAGCAGGTACTATCTATACAACATCCCCGCCGTCGAGTGGCGCACAAATTTAGCCAGAGAGATGTTTCAGCTTAGCAGGACCGGGCAAAAGCAAAAGCTAGACGGCTTTTACCTGAAGTATTACTCCCCAAGCTCTAGGTTTTACGGGGAGCCCGATTATCTTGCTACGATGCTTGGAATTCTCACTAACAAAGAGGCCGACAACTACAACTACGCCTTTTTTCAAAACGGCGCCAGACCCGATCTTGCCATAGTTCACGAAAATAACGAGCCAAGCCAGCAGCAGATCGAAACTTATAAGAGCTTTTTTAGCTCAAACTTTAAAGGTAGCGGTAACGCTCACAAGACGCTACTAGCCTACACGGGCGGCGGAGTCGGCGATAAAGAGGGAAAAATCAGATTTGAAAAACTGGGCGGAGTAGAGGATATTAGTTTTGAGAAGCTCAAAAAAGTAACTAGAGACGAGATAGCCGCCGCCCACGGTATACCGCCTAGACTGCTTGGCATTATGGATGCGGGCGGACTTGGCGGAGGCGGCGAGCTAATCGGACAACTTCAACAATTTAACGAGATAGAGATCAAGCCAAAGATCGAGCTTATCGAGGGCTTTTTTGAAAGCGTAGGTATCAAAGTAGTGTTAAAAGCCGTAGACGTCACGAATTTTAAGGACGACGGCGCGATAGTGACCGAGCTTGTAGGCAGAGGCATCATAACCGTAGATGAGGCAAGAAGTATTTTAGGGTGGCAAAAGAATTTATAAACACCCTTTTAAACGCTTTTAAAAGGCGTTTAAAAACGTTTAAAAGGCTTTAGCCTAACCCAGAGTATTAAAAACAATTTTAAAGGGCTTAGAATGGCTTATACGAAAGAATTTAAAGAAGAGTGTATAAATTTGCTAGCTAGCGGGGTGAGCTGCGTTTTGGTGGCGCAGCAGATGAAAGTATCGCGCCCCACGCTAACCAAGTGGGCGAATGAAGCAAAAAAGTATGAAGCGAGCATAGAAAACGCCATAAATTCTTTGCACGGAAAAATCGAGGCGCTAAGCTCAAAGCAAGATATAACTAGCGAAGAGACGGCGATGCTAGCTGATCTAGTGGTGGCGCTAAATAAGCTAACGGGCGAAGATAAAAAGAAGAAAGAGGCCAAGGCTTATGTGCGCCCGCCCGTAAATTTGGACAAGGCGGCAAGTGAGCTAAGGCAAAGCATATTAAAAGAGGGCGGATTATTTGCATATCAGGCTAAATTTATGAGCTCCGACGCTCAGTTTAGGATAGTGTTAAAATCTCGTCAAATCGGCTTTAGCTACGTAGCCGCGGCAGACGCGCTAGTAGGAGCCGTAGGCGGCCGCAATCAGCTGTTTTTGTCGGCATCTGAAGAACAGGCGCTTATCTTGATGAGATATATGCGTTTTTGGGCGCAAAAATTCGGCATACCTCTTGCCAAAGATAGCGAAACCGAGATCACGCTTGAAAACGGCGCGATCATCAAGGCCCTGGCGCACAACTTCCGCACGGTGCAAGGTTTCACCGGCGACATCTGGATGGACGAGTTTGCCTGGTATCCAAACTCGAAAAAGATTTGGCACGCCTTCGTGCCTAGTATAGGCGCGGTCAAAGGGCGTCTAACGATACTATCTACTCCGTTTGAGGAGCGTTCGCTATTTCACGAGCTATTTACGGACGAGCTAAAATACAAGATGTTCGAGCGCTTTAGAGTGAGCATTTACGACGCGATGGCCGACGGGCTGGAGTTTGACCTTGAGACCATGCGGGCGCTATTTGACGCAGATACTTGGGCTAGCGCTTACGAGTGCGTATTTATCGACGACGAAAATAGCCTACTTTCGATCAATCTCATTAAGTCTTGCGTAGATAGCAAATTCGGATACTATCAGCCTACGAGCGACACCCCGCTTCTTTGCGGCTACGATATAGGCCGCGTAAACGACCGCTCGAGCCTTGCTTGCGTCAAAAGCGTAGAAAATACCTATGAGGTAGCCATGATGGAGATCTACGCAAAAGCCAAATTTAAAGAGCAAGAGGACGTCTTGAGCGCGCATATGCGCACCTATCCGCTTGCCGTGCTAAATATCGACAAGACCGGTATCGGGCTAAATTTGGCCGAAACCATGTACGCTAAATTCAAAAGCAGAGTAAGCGGCGTATATTTTACCGCGCCCGCCAAGGAAGAAATGGCGCTAAATTTGAAAAAACTATTTGAGGACAAGCGCATCAAGATACCAAACGATCCGCTGCTTATCGCCGATCTTCACGCCATTAAACGCATGGCCGGAGTAAAAAGCTTCAAATACGACGCAAAAAGAAACGAATACGGACACGCCGATAGGTTTTGGGCATTGGCTCTAGCGTGCAGAAACATTCAAGCGGTTATTAAACGCAAAGGCGGAGGGGCGATTATAATATAATCCAAGCGAAGCCGGGCGGCTCCGCTCTTAGCGAAATTTAGCGCGCGGCGCCTCTTTTCGGAACGTATTGCTATTATATCTTTTTTGATTAAATTTTAGCGTTATTTTCGCTTTTTCTTAGCTTTTCTAAAATCCCAAGGGGCTTGCGGATCTTTTTGCCGCCAAAGTCCGGCTTTGTTTTTCACGGCCTTTGATTGCTGCGCGGCATAAATTTTCGAGTACTTGACGAAAGCCCAGGCATAACCTTCTTCGACCGTTTTGGCATTTATGTCCGCGTTATCTAGATAGATCGTACCTAAAACCCTACCGTATCTATCTTGCCCGCTACTTTTTACTTCCACGATCCTGCCCGCTATTAGACTCGAAAGATACTGTTTTGAAGCTTTGCCGAAGTCTTGCTTGGTTTCTGGCGCATCTATGCCGTAGAGCCTTACTTTTATGCTCTCTTTGTTTTGCGTTAGCACGGTTATCGTGTCGCCGTCGCTTACCTTGACAACTTTAGCGGAAAAGCCAAAAAGTAGACCAAACGCTAGAAAAAGAGCCGCGATAATCTTCAAATTTAGCTCCTACGCAAAGAGACTTCTATGTCTCTTGCTACCTCTTCGCCGATCTTTTGAGCTAGAGAGCGCTTAGCCGCCGCGAAGTCTTGCGAGTCAAAAAAGTCCTCTGCGGCGTTTAGAAGATACGGATTTGCTTTCGTGCCCGGGTGATTTACCTTTTTACCGAACATTTGCCCGGTCTTTACGTTTGCTAGCGCCTTCATCCTTTTAGGCTTGATGACGTGAGGAGCGGTTCCGTCATGGACGAATTTTGCATACGGAGCTAGCTTTGTGTTTCCGACTTCTATTTCGAGGTTTTCGATACGGTCGTCAAATACTTGAATGTCTTTTTTGAGGTTGCCCGTTTTTATAGGAGCTATGTATTTTGCTTTTAGGACGATACCTTGACCTATACGAAAAAGGAAGCTTTTTAAATGTCTTTTAAAATTCATTTAAATGTCTTTTGAGCGTATTTTAATGCGTCTACAAAAGTGCCACTAAAGCGCTCTTTAAATTTATCATGTATAAGAACTTCAAACTCGCAGGTTTCTTGCATCAACTCATCATTTTTGGCTATTTTTATAGTTTCGTCATCGATAGATATATCAAAAAAACCCATAATCAGTCCATCTTTTACGCAAAGAGTAGCAAACATGTATTTTTTGTTGCGTTTTTTGTCGTAGTCTTTGTTACCCCAAAGCTCATAACCCTTGGCGTATATGCCCCATTCTGCGGTATCTACGTATAAAATAAACTCTCTCATTCTTGCCACCATCTTTTTATGATCTCTTGTTTTAATGTTACACTTTGTTTCTTAAAATACTCTTTTATATCATCGTGTTTATACGCCGTTACCAGCCTTACGCCGTCAAATACCAGAAAATATCCGTTTTGGCTTATGGCGTTCATCTTGTTAGCTTCACCTTTTTTGGGAGCGATGGCGACTATCGAATTTAGCGCCTTTATAATGTCTTGCCTTAAATTACCGTCTTTTTGTAGCCTATATTTTAGGCCGTGTTCGCCGTTTGCTGCTTTGCCGTCTAGTATCCTCTCCACCCCCGTCTTATCGATATGCCTTAAGACTTCGTCCTTGCCGGGCGCTTGCGTAGCTTTCATCTTAACGCCCTCGATCTCGTATTCGTCTACCCAAACCGGTACTATTTCGGTGCGACAGCGGAAATGATAGGGCGGAAGTCCGAAGTTTGCATCCATCTTGTCGCTTCTGCCTAAATAGGGCGCAGTTCTCCATACGGCGGCCGCTTTTTTGGCAGACATGCTTTTTGCTGCGGTGATAGCGTTTGCTTGTCTTTCTAGGTGCTCTGCGGGTATCACTCGCCCGTTCATAGAGCGGCAAATATCTGAAGTTTTAGAGTCCATTATGGCTACTACTTTATAAAAAGGCGCATCGTACTTTCTAGCCTGATTTACCCTGGCTATGTTTTGGCTTTGGGATATGATGTGATCGCTCACTCCCTCAAAGTAGCTCATATCCATTTTTAGCTCTTGCGAAAATTCCTCTTTTAGCTTGGCCGCCATCTGGGCGCGCGGGATCTCCCCCTCAAAGACTTTTTGGGTGATGTCCATTAGTCTTGATTGAAATTTATCGTTAAATTCGCTCCTCATCCAGTAGAAGTTGTTTCTCATGGACTCGATAGCTTGCATATCTATTCTATCAAAGGCTATGCCGATGCTCACTCCTTGAAGGGATAGTTTTTTGTAGGTCTCTTCCAAATTTAAAGGATTTACGTTTATGCCTAGGGCTGAAATTTTAGAGTCTACGAGCTGTTTTAGGGTGTCTTTATCCATATCGTAGTTTTGGCTGATGAAGATGAGAAGATTGGCAAGCTGCTCTTCTAGCTGCTTGCCGGCTAGCTTTGAATGCTGTCTTATAAACTCGTCGATGATCTCTTCAGGGGCCTTGCTTTTGTCGGCTTTGGATTTTAAAAGATGATATAGTAGCGTGTCTCTATTCATCGAACAAACTCCTCATTTCGCCTTTTTTGGCAGTATCTTTGGCGTATATCTTCCAGTATTCGTCAAAAAATACGGCCTCTATGGTAGGAAAACTTTTGCCGCATTTTTCGCACATACGGTAGCGTTTATTTTGCAAGCTTTTTATAGTCGTCATCACCCTTGTTTTTTCATTTCCGCAGTATGGACAAAAAATGAAACACCTCCGTTTTTTTTAGAGGTATTTTACTATTTCTTTAAAATTTTTCCCACCGCATTAGCCTCTAGCCTTGGCTCTTTGCGTCTTGATCACGGCTTCCAGCCCCGTTATGATCTTATTCGCTCTTTTTTTATCGAGCATGTATGTATTGGGTACTAGGCAGCCCGTTTGCCTGTAAAAAAATCTAAGCCTCGCAGGCTCGTCCCAGCCCAGCTCGTTTATCAAAATTTCTATTTTTTTGATCTGTTTTTGCGTGATTTTATCGGGCTTTGCTAGGTTTCGTCCCGCAAAGTCAGGCGTAAAATTTAGCCTATCCTCGCACTTGCCGCGCAAGATATTTACGGCCGTATTTAGCTCGTTTATGCTGAGTTCCTTGCTGCTTTTTACGCCAAATCTCAGCTCTAGCCAGTCTTGCCACGCCTCGTTACGCTTTATCTCTTTATACAGCGGATCCGTATGTATGATCGTTAAAAGCTGCTTTCTATAGAGGTCTTGGTTTTTGGTCATTTTATTCCTCGCCGCAAAAATAAATCTTTGCTATCTTAAACTTTTCGTCGCTTAGTCCGTCTAAAATTTGCCTAAATCTGTGCTCGTCGGTTTCGTTGAGCAACTCGGTCAAAAGATCGGCTCTAGCGGCTTCTTCGATCTGCCACGCGGCTTTTCGGCATTGCGCCAAAGATCTAAATACTTCGCGGCCGCCGTAGTATTCCACGGCTTCATCGACGTGGACGTCAAGGTTACGAAGCGCTTGCGCCGCGGTTTTGTAGAATCTGTGGTATTTCATCTCACGCCCCTAGTTTAAATAGTTTATCTTTGGCTTTTTGAACCCGCCTAAATACCATCTTTATAACATTCACGCTCATAGCGTTGCCCGCTTGTTTGTAGGTTTGCGTATCGCTCGTCACGATCTTAAAGTTTTCGGGGAAACCTTGTAAACGTAGGCACTCGCGCGGAGTAAGTTTTCGTATGCGCTCGGCTTTTAAAAGATTGTTTCGCTCAAAGCCGCTCGAGCTTATCGTAGGGCATGTCTCCAACTCGTATCCTTGATTAAAACCTCTTGCCTTTTGCAATATCTTTGGCGTATGTCCGCCGCCCGTTGCGGTAGTCAGCGTCGGAGCTATTCCGCAGGTATCATATATGCGCCTTATGCTCTCGTTTCCTTTTGCGTCAAGCTCGCCGACGACCTTGATAAAAGTGTCCGTCCTGCGGTGTCCTGGATTCGTTGTTATAGTGGTCGCGATACCTTCATTTCCGCTTCTAGTCTCAAATTTGCCGTTAAATTTTGGATGTTTGCTCTGGAAATACGCAAGGGCCTTGTCGCTAAGAAAATATTTTTCATTGACATCTCGATCGAGATAGTCCGATAATTTGCCGCAGCCCGTCTCGGGCGCATAAGAAAAGGCGTAATATTCGTCTGCGTTCAAAAACCCCACGGTATACAACCGTTCTCTATTTTGTGGGATGCCGTAGTCTTTGGTATTTAAAATTTCGGCGTGGCAGTGATAGCCTAGCCCGCGCAAAGCATCTAAAAATCTTTGATAGCTTTTGCCGCCGTTGATTGACAAAAACCCTTTGACATTTTCATAGACAAAAACGCTAGGGCGCGCTTCACTAACCACGCGGTAAAATTGCCATATCAGGTTGCCTCTTTCGCCGTCCTCGCCTGCGCGTTGCCCTGCGATTGAAAAGTCTTGACAAGGACTGCCGCCGATCAAAATATCTATTTGCCCGGCGTAAGCTCTAGCGTCAAGATCGCAAACATCCTCATAAAAAACTATCGGGGCGTCGTGATTGGCCTGGTAGCTTTGACGTGCGAATTTATCTATCTCGCAGGCAAATATCGTTTTTACATTATCAAATACTTCGCGAGCGGCAAACTCGGGCGCGCCGATACCTGAAAAGAGAGTGGCGAGGTTCATATCGCGTCTCCCGCGTATACACTTTTCCCGCTTTCTAGATCGGCGATGATACGCTTTCTTATACGCTCAAAGCCTAGCCTTATGGATGGATCTTTAGCGCGGTTCTCAAAGCTACCGTTACTTAGCTCCTCGTATGGCTTCTTTTCTTCTTGCATGGCTTTAGTATCGCGCGGCAGGCGGTAGATCGCCTCGCAGTCTATCTCGCGAAAGATTATGCCCGCTTCCTTGATCGCGACAAGATTATCAGCCCAAAACTCTCTTAGCTTGGCCTTGATGTTTTCTTTGTTTAGCTCGAAAATTTGCTTTGCGGCGGGGTGGGAAAATACGAAATGCAAATTTATACCGTTTATCTTTGCCCATTTTAAAAGCTTAGCATCGATGATCCCCTCTATGCCGTATTTGGCTAGCCTTTGGACGAGCTGGTATTTTGCGATACCGGGAGCAGCCTCCATCATTTGCTCTCCAGCAGATTTCTTTGAAGCTTGGCTTCGGGCATTCCCTCGGCCATCTTTTGGATGTTTAGTATCTCTTTTATCTCTTCGGGGCTTAGGGGTTTTACCTCTCCTATGCGTTTATTGTCTTTGAAGCCTAGTCTATTTTTCCATACAAAAGCAGCTTGAGCGTTTTCTAAGCACTTCTCCCAGCTTTGAAAATACGCCGATCTTAAAATTTCAAACTCCATAAACTCGTACTTAGTCAAAGAAAAGCTTATTTGCCTGCCTTTACGCTGGATATATCTTATGCCGTCGCTTATGAATATATCTTTGACCTTTGCGCAAATTCTAAACAAGAGCTCTTTTTCAAATTTGCTCTCATATTTGAAAGAGTAGTCCTTGCTCTTTTCGTCGTCCATTAGTGATTCAAGGCTTATTTTATGTTTTTTTAGTAGTTTGTTTAGTATCTCTTTGGCGCTTACCGCTTCGCCGCCTACGCCTTGCTCCGCTAAGGCTTGAAGTTTTAAAAGTCTAGCTTTTAGTTTTTCGTCGATGTTTTGCATAGTTTTCCTTTAAAATTTAAACCTTTTAAAGAGCGTTAAAGTGTGTTTAAAACGCTCTTTAAAGGGCTTAAAGCCCTTTAATCGTCCTTGCGGTTTTGCTTTTTGTATTCTTCGTAGTCGAATTTGCAGACGGCAAGCTCGATGATAAAAAATAGGCAAATAATGGCCATTACGTAAGGTATCAAAGTAAGCGCGATGATTCCGGCTATTGCCGTAGCCTTATCCTTTTTCTCGTCTCTTTTGGCTTTTATCGCCCACAGCAAGCCGGTAGTAATGACCACGGCATAAAAATTTAGTATCAGCCCCCAAGTAAAAAAACTTAGCATCATTTCTCCTTTATAAATTTTTTCATGCACTCATGCGGATTTAGTCCGCGCTTGGCCATCTCGTCAAATATCCGCCTGACGCTAGTAGATGCCGTGTAAAAGCCGCCGTCGCAGAAAAATACTCCATCTCGGTATCCCGCATTGATAGCGACTACGGCCATAGCGCAAAGCGAGTCGATATAATACTTAGGCGGATCTTGCTGCAAGCTAGTTTCTTGCGTATATTTGCAAAACGCCGCTTGGTAGTCCAAAAACGCATCATAAAAGCGCTTGCTAAACTCCTCTTTGCACTTCTTTATGGTCGTGCCATTTTGTTTCCCATAGAGCTTTAGTAGCTCTTTGATCTCGTCAAACTGTTCGTTTGTCATACTTGCTCCTTTCAAAAATTTAAACCTTTTAAAGAACGTTTAAAACCGTTTAAAACGCTCTTTAAAGGGCTTAAAGCCCTTTAAATTTAATTATTCCGGTAGCCTAAAGCCCAACGCATAAATCGGATGCAGATTATCTACGTTTTCAAAATTCGCAGCATCTCGAATTTTTATTGCCTCACTTCTATTCGTTCTAATCGGCGCACCGTCCACGCAAAGCATAATGTAGTCTCCTTGCGAGTCCTTGTATTCCCAATACCAAAGCGCGTCATCTATCTTCACGTATTCTTCGCATACTTGATGTTCGGGTATTATCGCGCCGCCCTTAAACTCTACTTCTCCCTCTTGCGTATATCCTTTCACCGTCCATATATAGCCGTTATTCTCATCTAGCATCAACATTTGCGCATCTTTTTCTATCACTTTATCGCCTTCCCCAAATTTGCGATTTTTTGGCTTTACGCGGTAGTTAAAATAACCCCAATTCCACGACGGATCTTTTATATCCTCCCAATCATCCGAGCTTTTCTCGTCGCCGTGAATATCACAAAGTTGTATTATCTCGCCCCGCGCGTGCGCTTGCATTACTTCGATCATTCCCTCTGTATTCATTGTTTATTCTCCTCTATTAAAACCCCGTTTTTTTGGGTTAGATATGCGCTTAGAACCGCGTCTTTTAATTTGGGCACCTTTAAAATTTCAAAGAGTTTTTCTAAGATTTCATCTACTTCTAGATCGGGAATATCCAAATCTATTTCAAATACAAGCCCTGTCTCTTCAGGCTTGAAGCGGCATAGGCTGCCACTAAAAGGATGGCGCACGATATAGATCTCAAGCTCCCAATTAAGGCTGATATTGCAAGATACGCGCGCGTTTTTTGTTTGTATTTTGCTTATCCTGTCCCCCAAGAGGCTTAATTTTGCTAGCACCCCTCTTAAGTTACTAAGACACATAAAGCTCTCCTTAAATAGTTTATTTCCTTCAGATCCTAATCCGAATATTTCCTCTGCAGAAGCACCTTTTGCATTCATTTTCTAACCCTTTCTATTACATTTTTAATCTCTCGTAGCTCGTCCACCCAAGCTCTGTATGGCTCTCTACTCGATCCTAAGGCTAAATCTATCTTTAATTTTAGGCTGTCTAGCCGCTTTTCAAGCGCGCCCAGCTCATTAATGATCACCCTTAAGTCTTCAGCCGCAAAGCTGAGTATGGCTGTGCTTGTTGCTTTAGCCGCCGTCATTTATCGCTTATCTTTCTATCGATCATTTCGCATATGTGATTGGCGACTTCAAGGTAAGAACTTTTTTGTGCTAATATCTCGTGCAGCCCTAAAATAACGCCGCGATCGGAGCTGGTATCGTTTCCTACGAACCAAGTGGGAGCGATTGCGAATTTGCCTTCGTGTAGCAAAATTTTCCCCAGACACCTAAGCCCTTTGTAGAAGTACGTCACCACATGCCCGGTATAAATTTCCGCTCCGTTTCTGTCCTTATACCCAGTGTATTGCGCGACATAGACGTTATCATCATAGAGTGCGTATTCTTGTGCCTTACCGTCATCGCCTAAAACGCTTAACTTTTGATTTTTAAAATCTATACTTATAACGTCTTTTTCTTGCCCGATATGCAATTTAATTCCAAAGCGATATTCTGCGGCAGAAACCCACGCTTTAAATTTAATCTCTCTCATTGTTTATCCTTTCTTAAATATTGTCTATGTAAAAATACGCTAGGCGCTGGCTATCCTCAGTCTCTCGTGGGCCTGCATAACATCTATTTTTTGCCGTCATTTTTCTAATCCTTACTATAAAGTTTCTTTGATACTTTCTGATATGCGCGCGTACGGGCTATAACCGAGTTTATCAATTGCCAAATATACTCTTGTTGCCAGCACTATAAGAACGCTGTCATCTATCCCATATTTTATCGCATCCTCAATTATGGACGTAGCTACAGCGCCTGTGCAAACATTCCAAGCAAGAGGAGGTTTTTTTATTGCGCTTATCATAAATATGGCAATACGGCAAAGAGCACATGCGCGCTCGCTATCGTTTTGTGCCCTAGAGTATTTTGCTACCTCTTCGCATACATTCCCTGCTAGCCTCGCGCGCTGGATTTCTGTGCTTAGTTTTTGTTCTTGCTTTTGCTCTTGTATCAATTCGTAAATTTCGTTTAATTGTTTTTGCATATTAGCTCCTTACGGATTGCCGATGCGGCTTATTATGCCGCGCAGTCGGCGGTCTTTACTCGTCATTGTCTTAGCGTTCAGTGCCGCCTGTGCGCTTTCTTTGACTTTTCGCAATATCTCCGCCGCATGTGAGGGCAAAACTACTTTTTTACGCCGTAGCCTCGTAATCTCCTCTTGCGCCTCTTTTAGCTTTGCCTCTAGGTCTTCCATGCCTCTTGCCCTTTTAAATTTCGATCGCCCCAAACAGCGCGCCCGGGTCGTAAATAGCATAGCCGTTTAGCAAAGCGTGATTTATCTCCATCGAAATACCTTTTGAGTCTTGGGTAATGCCAGGGTCGCAAGACTTCTGGCTAGGTACGAATATCGTGCCGCAAGAATCAAGCTGCTTTAGGCAAATTTGCATAACTTCGTCATAGTCTAAATTTCTATACCGCGCGTTGTTTAGTACCGGGCTAAATAGCTCGTACCTCTCATCTCCGCCAAAAAACTCGTTGGCTTCGGCTAGAGCCTTGATCGCTACTTCGCGCGCGGTTTTTTTATCGTTGCCGAATGCAGAATAGGGGCTACAAACGTAAATTTTAATAACTTCCATCGCACGCCTCTTAAAACGGTATCGTTTCGTCTATATAGTCGCTAGCATCTAAGGCTTCGCTAGTAGGCGGCACGTCTTGATACTCGCTACGTTTAGGAGCACTCCAAACGACATCGTATAGTACGTCCTCTTTGGCTTTTTCGCCGGCATTAAAAAGAGCAATATAAACTTTATAGCCGGGAACTGCAGGGGTCTCGATAAAACCGCTTATATAATTTTTCATGCCATCCTTGCTCTGTCTACGCCATAATGCGCCTATGATCTGCCTTTGCCCCTCGTAGCCTTTGGCCTTTTGAAGGGCTAGCTGAAAATCGGGAAAATCTTGATTTTTCTTTTTGTCCTCAGCGCTTGAGCTTAACATAACTACTTCTAAAGGTCTCAAAAATGGAATCACTATAACCCCGCCGATATACCCTACGTCCGCGCCCTCGGCGTTTTTGTAGCTTTTGCGTTTAAAATAACCTACGTTCATATCCTACTCCTCAAATAAGCTTCGTTCTTTTGGCGCCGCGGCATCCGCGAATATCTCGTCGCCGTCCTCGATAGCGCGCTCCATAGACATCTCTTTTTTCGGGTCTAACATAAATTTAACCCTCTTTGCGGCGTAATCCAACATTAAAACGTCGTAAACGAGTTTTTGGCCGCTAGGGCGTATTTTTAAAATAGGTAAAACCATCTTTTTCTCCTTTTAGTCAATAAAATATATTCCAAAAAGGCACAATAGTACTAATATCCAATCCCTTGCAAAGGTTAGTTTTAGCCCTGCAAGCCTAATTAGCTCCGAATTTCTGAATTGCCCAATTATTCTTAGGACAAAAAAC